CCTCGGTGGTAGCGGAGCCCTCAAACACGTTCTTGTGAGCCATAGTATCCTCAGTTGTGTCGGAATGGGCGGTGTCCTCGGCCTCTTCGGTCTCAGACTCCTCCGCCTCTTCATCTACGGAATCGACGAGCTGCCCGACGATGGCGTAAACCGCCGTCTTCTGCTCCTCTGTCATCCCTTCGAAGATCTCCCCGAGAGTGGGGTCGTCCTCGTCGCCCTCAGCCTCATCGGCCTCCGGCTCCTCCTCAGCGTGCTCGACGTCGTCCGTCTCCTCCGCATCGAAGTCCTCATCCTCGTCCTCATCGCCGTGAGAGACGAAGTCCAGCTGTGCATCCGTGTAGATGACAGCCTCGATCTCATCGCCGTCGTCGCCATGCTCGATGGAGACCTGGTCGATGAGGGCACCGGGATTGGCGCCACGGAGCACCAGGCTCACCTCAACAAGCTCGCCGTGGACAACGTCATTGCCCTTAGCGCGAACATGGGTGGCGTAGATGCTCATCGCCTTGATGTCGCCGTTCTTGACCATCTCGCGAGCGGTACGGCCACGATCGGTGTTGTTCAGATGGGCGTAGGCGTAGACCCCATCCTCTCGGACCTCCAGGTCGGCGTGCCCGAGGACGTTCTCAACGTCTCCGTGCTTGTGCTGCCAGACCAGAGGTACGGTCTTCCCATCGTACGCCGCGAATGCCCCGTGTCGGATGATCTTATTGTCCGAGCACCGAACATCATTCTTCGTGGCGTAGCCAGAGAAATCGCACTTAACTGCCATTTTGACTACTCTCCATCAGTTCAGAAATTGGTACCTCCGATGCAGGGGTCTCGTCGACTGGCTCTTCACCAGGCGGCTGTTCCTCGCCCATCGGATTGATGTTGGAGTTCACCAACTGGTTCGCTGTCTCGTCTTCAGACTGGGCCCAGCCGAACTTCGGGCGAAGCTCATTGGCCGTACCAATCTCATTACGCTTGACAGAATCGACCAGCTTGGACATCTCCTCCAGCGGGACATTGAGGAACGGATCCTCGATCGCCATGATCCGCTGACGCTGCGTTCGGGCAGTCTTGGTGAGGAAGGTCCGGGTGATAGCGTCCGTGATCGCCTTCAGAACTGGACGAACCGTTCGGTTCTGGTAGTTCAGCATCTGTCGAGCATCGGCCTTGCCGGTGAAGACATCCTCAGTCATTCCGAGCTGGTTGTACAGCTGGGTAGTGAGCCACTGAATCTGACTCATTAGGTTATTCTCAGACGGTCGGTTCAGCTGAGTGATTCGCTCTGCACCATCGGTGTAGGCGATACCGTACTGAGAACCGGCGAGCTGTTCCTCAATTGCCTTTCGTCGTGCCTCGGCCTGCTGCTTCTTCAGCTCAGTCTTGACGACGTACGGAAGCTGAATGATGATGTCCAGCTTACCAGATCCAGACTGCTTGTCGATGGCATCGAGCAGATGAAGCTTCTGCGTCAGTCGCTGCAGCGTAGAGCTAGGAGCGTTCATCACACTGTACAGAGGATTCTGCACAATGGCGACGAATTCCTTGTCAAGCGTCAGCTGCTCTCGCTGTCCAGTTTGGTCATTGTAGACCTCAACCCGGACGTGGCGAGGATACCAGTTCAGGATCGTTCCAATGCGCATCGACTTGACGTCGTATCCCTGAGTCATATCCGGACTCACGTCTGTATCGACAGGGACGATCGCCACGGCACCTTCCTCGAACAGAGTCAGGACGAGATCCTGGAAGAATCCCTGTCCAGTCTGGTCGATGTTGGCACTCAGAGACAGACAGTCATCCAAGTAGCTACGGTAGTAACTCTTGAGGTTGCCGTTCTCGTCAGTCTTTACGTGTCGGATCGGGACATTCGATACATCGATAGCGATCTGGTTGTAGATGCTAGTGACGATAGTCTGATCCCCGACGACAGGCCGGTAGTTCAGGTTCGGATTTCCAAACGTCCACGATCCATACTCGGGTGTGAAGTTTTTCTTGTCCGGAGACCTGGTGAATGCATTCCAGGCGTGGCTCAATCGGTCGGTTAAACCCATTTCACCTCCTTGCTCATTCGAATGCCTCCTTGTTGATCTTGTATGCCACGAAGGCATCCATCAGAGCAGCTACTGAGTCAATCTTCTCTTCCGAGCGCTTCTTCAGCAGCTTTCGGTTACCGTTGGTATCCTCAAGAGTGACACAGTTTCCCATGGTGAAAGACATGAGTTCCTGGTCGAAGATGAGGAGTCGCTCAGCGGCCAGCTTCTTCAGTTCCCCGAGGGGGACCGATTCTGTCCTGGCTCCCTGAATGACCTTCTCAATACCATATGGGCCGTTCTCCTGCTCCCACCTGGTTACGAACTCCTTGGCGTTGTACGGGTCGAACCCAAATGCCGAGACGTCGTACTTCTGTTCATCAATGTACTGGTCTAGATCTTCATAGACTTCCATCATGTCCAGGACGGTGCCCTCCATGACTCGGAGGCTTCCTTCTTGGATGAACTCGTCATACTTCTGGCGCAAGGCTCCTGGCAACTTCATGAGCGTTAGCTCAGAGATGTACGCCAGAGTCTTTACGCCGAAAGCCTGATTCCTGAGTGGGAATAGGAAGGTGAATGCACAGAAGTCATCACCCTGGGACAAGTCGGCGCCCATAGCGCATTGCATGTTCCAGAACGTGTTCTTCCTGTGCGGGATCGTCTCCTCGTAGGTGAAGAAGTACGTGTATCCCTCCATGGGGATCCCGAACCTCTTGGCGAGGATGTCATTTCGAGCGGCTGGAGCTTGCTCCATTCGATCGACGTCCTGCTGGTACCGATCATAAGAGACAGTGATGCCGATGTTCGGTTGGGCTTTCACCCACATAGCAGGATCTGCTACTTCCTTGATGTCGTCAAGTCTGTAGTAGAAGATTGAGATGTGAGGGGCGATGTATTCGCCCTTCAGTATTTTGAGCAACTCCATCTTCATGGTGTCACCCACCGCATTGCGGATGGTTCCCTCAGATGAGACGGCCAGAATAACCGGGTCATCGATCTTTGAGGCACCCTGTTCGAGAGCACCGACCACGTCCTCACGGATGTCGCCGGAAAGCCACTCATCCACTGTGCAAACCTTGGGTCGAAGACCCTGAAGCTTGTCGATAGACATGGGGCGAACCTCGAGAAGGGATCCGGTGAGGAAGTTCTCCACACCTTTCTTCGTAGCAACCAGCTTCTGGCGGTTAGCCCTCGCGCCAGTTGTATTTTGAATGGATCCCTCAGTCAGGAACTTGTACAGCGGACCTCGGGCTCGAGTGATAGCGGTCCGGAATGGACCCATCACCTCTTCAGCCTGCTTCATGGTCGGAGCCGTAGCGATCTGATGCGTCGTTGTAGTGTCAATCACCAGGAAGTAGTTTTGGATCAGAGACATATACATCGACTTCGCTGCTCCACGAGCAACGATCAGATACTGCTTGATTGTAAGGCGCTTCTTTACGGTTTTGGTCTCATAGCGACCGCCGACTCCGTCCTCGTAAGGGACGAATACCTGACGATCCTCGAAGTAGTACCATCCAAGGAGCTGTTCGGCCCAGAGCTTGAAGCTGTCAAGAAGATGGAGGTCGGCTCCGTCGGACAGAGTAAGCTCGTTCTCGCAGTATGCGATGAACCCTTCCACGGCTTGGTCGTCGTAGTAGTATTCAGGATTGGCGACAAGTGCGTCAATCCGGTTCATCTCACAGGAGATCTCTTCGCATACAGGAATCTCGCCTCGGATGACTGCATCACGAAACTGCCCGTAGTATTTTGGTACTGCGGTGTTCGAGAGCATTACTTAGCAGTGCTCCCCGGATTACGAGGATACCGCTTCTTCTTAGGCGAGGGCTTAGTCTGCTTGAATGACTTCGGCTTCTCAATCTGCTTACGTTCGGGAGCCTTCTTCAGAGTGGGACCACCAATAGACTTGGCTTCCTTCTTAGTCTCCTCGGCTACAACAGAAGCTGCCTCAGCGGCTTCCTTGGCCTTCTCCGCTGCCTTCTTAAGAGTCTCGGCTGCAGACTTCCCTTCCTTATCGGTATCAAACGACTTATCAAAGGCTGTCTTCATAGCCTTGGTTGCTGCGTACGTACCGGCCTTGGTCAGAGAGTTCTCGAGGATCGATCTAGTGACTTCACGACCTCGAACCAGGTGGCGATCGGCCTTGAGCTCCCGATAGCGTTTCTCTTGCTCCAGCCGCTTAATTCGAGACTGGAGCTCGGTGTCGCTGATCTTCTTGTATCCGCGGTTTGCGAACTTCTTTCGGGCCTTAGCGGCCTTTTTAGCTTCGACCTTTCCGGCAACTCGTGCGTCATGAGCCTGCTTAGCCTTTCGAACGCTGGACGCCGTCTTTCGGGAAGCGTCGACGGTGAAACGCCCAGTCTTCTTGAGGGCTCTAGCTGTTGCGACACGTCCGGCGGAAGCCTTCTTACGAATGACGCCCCATCGCTGTCCCTTTACGCCGTGGTGGACGAGGTCTTCTACCTCTGCTTCCCCTCGGTCTGATAGATCAGTCGCCATGCTGCCTCCTCGATCAGCTTCTGGTATGCCGATACCAAGAAGGAGTTCCCCGGTGGGTCGAAGAACAGCTTAACCTTCATGGCGATGTATGACTTGATAGCCGCTTCGTCGTCGATCTGGTCGAAGACTGTCCAAGCGGTATCTTTCTCAATCGGGACGTCGCATTTTGGCCCCAATTGTGCGAGATCCATCCGTGCAGTGTTGATGTGCATGAGGATCTGGTCGTCGAAGACATCATATCCCGGCATAATGCCGATTGCCTTCTTAGTGTCTTCAAGAATGGTTCCCATTAGATCCTCCAGGGAGCTTGATCATTCGGTCGACGCTCAACAACTCGTGGTGTCAACCTCGATCGGTCTCCGAAGTGTATCGCGTTGTGGGTATTCTTGGTTGTCGTGATGAGAAACTCTGGCTCGAGGATGTCTGGATTGAATTCCTCGAGATCTTTGGGCTGAATCGGATTCATGTGGTGAATTAGCGGCATGTATCTGATGTCAAGTCCCTCGATCCCGAGGTCACAGGCTTCATCTCGAGCCAGAACAAAGTTCCTGACCTTCTTCCACTCCGTTGAGGTGTAGAATCTCTGGTTCAGGTAACGATCAAAGCCAAACGTAGACGTTCCGACTTGCCCGGTGAGAGCCAGGTAGTCAAACCGCTCCTCAAAGGTCTCGAGGCGCGCCAGTTCAGTATACGTTCGTAACATCTCCCGCTCCAGAGTATGTACGGAAGGCTTCGATGGCTTCTTTGGCAATCTTCTCGGCTTGCTCGGCGCTGACGAGAGCAGTCTTCTTCGCCTCGAGGAGTGCTGTTTCGTTCCTCAACTTCTCTACCTCCAGCTGTTCTCTTGTGGAGGCAAGCTTGAGATAGTGATTCACCGTGGTTGCCGGTGCTGTACCCTCTCGAAGCTGCTTCTCAGCGAGCTCAAGCGCCAGGTTAATCATTTGCGCTTCGCGTTGCTCTACAGTTCGAGCTGGTTTAGAGGGTGTTGCGGCCCTTTTACCCATAGTTGCTCCTTAGATAGAGGGCGTTTGGGGCCAATTGAGGGCTAGATTCTAGGGCCCGTTGTGAGCGAGACCAGCAGGAAGAAAGGAGCACACGAGAAACTTCCTGTGGGCCCTAGAACCTAGTCCCCAATTGGCTTTCCAAATATCCCTCCGGGGAAAATATGGAGGGGGCGGCGATGAGGGTGGGGGGCCTAAATTGCGGACCCCCCTCCCCCGGTGTCGACGAAGAAATTTTATTTTTCAATCATCGATTTCAAAAGTTTGATAGAAATTTGTCACATCAAACTTGAGAATTCGATCAATTGCATTTTCAATTTCTTCGATTTCAAGTTCTTCACTTAACGAATCGCTTGACACACACAGCCTAGCCACCAGGCCACAGGTACCGTAGCCGTGTGCTGTGTCGAAAGCAAACCATTCGTCCCATGAAGTTCTTGGATCGTAAGGATTGTCCACTGTGGACAGCATCCTAGCCATAGTAGACCTCCTCAGAGAGGCCCTGTGAGAGGGTGTGTACCATGGTGTGGTCAGCCCTCCTCTAGAGCACGGTGTACAGATGTGGTAGAAATTCCCAAAGCTTCAGCAATCTCAGCAGCAGTCTTACCCCTACTACTCATAGCCTTGGCTCTGGCCACCATGCTGGATGACACCTTAGGCTGGGACCTAGGTGTAGCCAGTTCCCTAACTACTGATTCATCAGCAAGTTCAAGAACCTTGTTGAGAGCAGCCTGTGAGACAGCACCTTCCTGGATAGCCTGCCACTCCTTAGGAGTGATAGAGAAAGGCTTCTTACCAGCCCCCGTTCTTGAACGGGCCTCGGCTAAAGCCTGGCGCCGGGCTTTCTGGAGGCGCTCTTTATCAGTGGCAAGAGTAGGATCAGCCTGCTTCTTAGCCCTAATGACCGCATCTGCCAGGACCTGTGCCTGTCTTTCCCTGGGTTTATTCCGGAGGGCCTCGTTTACTTTAGCCTTGAGGGACTTAACTTCAGGGGCATAGGTCTTTGCAGCCTGGGGGTTCTTTCGAACAGAGGGGATAGCAAGCGTAGCCTTACGGGCTTCGTTAGCCATAGCTTTCAGTTCGTTAGAGTGATTGGCATAGACCGTTTCAATAGCACTCCCGTTCTTAGAAACGAGGGAGTATGCATCATGGGTCTCGGCCAACTTAGTAGACTTCTCAGTACGAAGCACAGTCTTACCATGCTTGTCTACATAAGTAGCCCCAGTCTCTTCATAGACCTTGCGTCCTGTCCGCTTATCGATAGGCCCACCCTTTGAAGCGGACCGGGCTTTTCTTTCAGCAACACGCTTCTCAGATGAAGCACGGCTGATCAGAGTAGAAGCCCCGGCATTTGCCTTGCCCTGGTATTTCTTCTTGAGGGCGGCAATCCCGTTATCAATCTCGGACTGCTTGTAGTTGAGCTTGTGCTTCTCAGCATCAATCACAACCATGGAGTGTCGAACTGCCCGGGCAATCTCAGCCTGGTTGGCGCCACCGATAGTCATGTCGGTGATCAGGTTTGAAACCTCACCCATCTTCATCTGCTTCTGCTTAGAAGTCATGGGCGTCATTCCGGGGTAGGCAGGATACATAACCTTGGGATCGAAATCCTTCAGACCCTTCAGAGCAGGAGAGGTCTTCACCTTTCCGCTGTTGTTCGGAATGCAGAGAACAGAGTCTCCGTCGAAGTCTGCACCAGACAGACGCTCAGCCACCTTGGGGTGGATTCCGATTGCATCCTTAACCTTGGTCCCTATTGCTTTTCTGGCATGGGGGTTTTTGTTGTTGACTGTAAGCTCAGGAATCTCGAATCGTCCACCATGAGGGTGACGAACAAGAACAACCTTCTCCCCATGTTTGAAGTTGGGGGCGTAAACCTCCGTGGTCTTCATCTTGGGGACGGGAAGGATTACCTGACTGGCCTGCCGAGGTAGAGCTGCCGCCTTAAGATCAACGGCATCGGAGTCAACAGAGTCGGCAAACGACTGAAGCAGCTTCTTCTTGACCGAGGGGTTCGTAAGAGCCATAATCTCTTCGAACTCCGCACGGCGCTTGTCTCGTACCTTCTGAAGCTGCTGCTTAGCAAGGGAGACGGGCTGCTTCGAGAGGAACTGGGAGCTCAAGGTCTTAGACCAATCGCCCCAGGTACCTTCGTCGTTAACGATGTTCATCGCAGAGAGCTTCTTCCGACCATTCGAGTCGGTGTAGTGAAGCTGCTTGCGGATTACTGAACCGAATGGGTTCGCCGGGTCACCGGTCTGCTTCTTGAGGGCATCCAGTTTGTTTCCGGTTGGGTTCTTGTTCGTGTTGAACCGGAGATCATATCCCTTGGGGATGTCATCCGAGTACATCGCCATACCCTTGAGGTAGTGCGTACCGTCAACACTGATTCGAACCTGAGCGTAGTTGGAAGAACCGAGGGAGAGGTCTTTGACTCCACGTCGAACCTCAATTACACCGTCCATATCGGTACCACCCTCGTTTCCATAGCGAACCTTCAGTCGCTTACTGGAAACTGCAGTGGGCTTCTCGATACCGTATACCGTACGACCCCGGTCCTCAATATTGACACCGGGGGCTTTAATTTCGCCCCGCTTGGCCAGAACCGTCTTGTAGTCCATGCCCGGAGGCACCAAGACCTTCATTTCGGTGAATTTACCAGTCGTCTGCTGCTGGACCTTCACCTTGTGGACGTGGTAGCCCTCAGCCTCGAGCATGGCAGTTGCGGTCTTCATCTTGGTGCTTGTAACACCCATGTTAACCTCAACGCCGAGTCCGACGTCAAGAAGACCGTCCTTACCGACCTGCTTCTTGAGCTCCTTAGCAAGCGCCTCAGTGCTCCCCGCCCTTTCTTTGAGGGTGGGGTCTAAAAGTGCTCGAACGGAGGACTCGTTGATGCCCATACGGCGACCAATGGCCGTGTTAGACATCCCCTTCTCCTTGAGCCGGGCCACCATTGCAACGTCAGCCTTACGCTTCTCGTTCTTGGCAATGGACTTCTGGGCTCGAAGCTGGGTGGTAGTCATCCCAAGGCCCTTGGCAATCTCAGTCTCGCTGAGACCCTTCGCCTTGAGGTCCTTGATGGTGGAAAGCAGGTCGCCAGAGTGCTGGTGCGGGTCCTGACCAGAACCCCAAGGATAGCGCCCGGAACGGCGCTTAACACCATAGTGGGCGAGATCCATTAGGCCTCCTCTTCCTTGATCTTCTCGATCAGCTTATCGAACTGGATGATGGTGTCCATAATCGGGGCGATATCGTCACCCTCAGGGTTTGCTACCTGAATGTCGTCATTCTGGTAGATACGGAGCTCGTAGTTGATAGCCCCAGGACGCTCATCATACTCGAGGCAGAAGAGTGCCGCGTAGATCATGAGCTGATCAATCTTGGCGGGGTGAACGCCAGTCTTCAGATCGTGGATGCGAAGTAGCCCCTTGTCAAAGGAGATAGCGTCAGCAGTGCCAAAGCAGTTGACCGAGTAAAACAGGACTTGCTCCGGCTCCATCCGAAACCCAATAGCATCGTTAACATAGTTGTTGAATGTCACCTTGTTTCGGGGCATGCGCATCTTCAACCGAATGTGCTCAGCGGCGAGCTCGTGAAGACGAGTTCCCTTTGCAGCGGCCTGGGCGGTTCGGAAGGTCTCGATCAGTTTGTCGGGAGAGTAGTTGAGCCAGTGATACTTACTGGCAGAAAGGAATGCGTGGGCCCCACTAAGCTGTGAGTGATTGTTGAACTTCACTGAGGATCTCGCTCTCGTTCTCAGGGTAGATGAATGCGGCATACGACATCGCATGCATGGTCCGAACGTAGTGTGCTTGATTCGGACGGACTGAGGCAATGGCGCCTCGCTTCACCTCAAGGGCTGCCCAACGATTCTTGTATAGAAGAATCAGATCGGGGATACCTTGAATGTAGTTGGGGTCATTTTTCAGAATGATGATCCCGGGCAGCATCTTGTTCAGCTTCTTGATGAGCTGAGCTTGGAATTGTGACTCACGCATGGTGTGCTCCTCTGGGTAAGCCTATAAGAAGGGATAGGCTTGTTTCTATCCTTCTTATCATTATATGCGTAGTTTGCGACGAGGGGTGTCACACGTATTGTAGAGGGAGGAGTACCCTTGGATGAGGGTGGACAAAAAAAAGCCCTATACTTATATATATATTAAAAAATCAATCAATCAATCAATATATATATTTTACTAAAAATGGCCACATTGTGACCTTTCGTTGCAATTCCAAGGAAAAGTCCACAATACGTGTGACACCTAAGTGTCCACTTTTTTGTCCACAATACGTGTGATGAGTATCATCTGTCACTTCTGTAACATGAAAAAATGGCCAGTGGGACGGAAAAATGGCCACCAAATAAAAAGCGACCACTCTCCCGACCCACCGTCACACGTATTCTAACCGACGAATGCCCTCTCGTTGAACACCTTCTTCGAGCTCAGCGACCGCCGAACAGCCTCATCTATCGAGGAATGAGACTCAAGAAAGTAGTACTTCAATCGAGAATATGGCGTGTTCAATCGGTCAATCCGACCCTCACACTGCTCCGTCACTCGCCAGGAATAGTTGAGGGACCAGAAGAGAACCGTATCGGTACTAGTACAGTTCCATCCCTCTGCTGCCGAGGCGTACTGACAGATATAGATCCATCGGTCTCCTCCTGGAATAGCATCGTGCCGATGTCCATTCCATTGCGCCGTAGGCAGTCCAAGGCTCTCTGCAACTGCAAGGATTCGATCGAGCTCATAGTTGTAATTGTAGAATACGATAACCCTCTCATTGCTTGAGAGTATGCGCTTGGCTTGCTCTGAACGCCAGTCATTGTCGCTCACTACCTTTCTCAAGATTCTGCAGACCCCACCTGCGTCTCTAAGGGGTTCCTCTGTCCAGGGATCCATCCTGTTCTTCACGACCCACTTGTATAAGTCACGGTCGTAGTCGCAGTAGACAGTCTCCCTCTCACGAGTCGTGTGTCGCTCCACCGGCATCTCCACAAGGATACTCCGTCGAAGACGCTGCAGCTTCGCCTCCCCTATGTATCGTTTGACCTTGGGGTATTTTGCGAAGCGGTCAAATATGACATGGTCCTCCATGAACTCCGTACGAGTCCTGAAGAATCCATGTGCCATGAATACCGGGAGATAGTCCATCCAGACATCTCCAGGAGTCGCTGAGAGCAGAAGCCAGGTGTTCTTCTTCGTTATCTTGAGGAACTCCTTGACCCAGCGCCCACTGCCGGAAGCACGCTGTTCATCAAAAAAGAATACCGCGTGTTCTCGATCCGAGTACTTCCCGATGTTGTTCCACGAGTCCACCACAATGGATGAACCTGTGAAACTACATTCAGGATCAGTACTCAGACCGAGACGCGCAGCTTCTTCCTCCCACTCAAGGGAGTCCCGCTTCTTAGCGGTTGTGATGACATACAGCGTAGGGGAGCCCTTGACCTTCTTCTTAGCCAAGGACCCCCCTTTCTTGAACGAGGCGGCGTTACAAACCGACGTGAGGTACCACGCCAGACTGGTCAGGGTCTTCCCCGAACCAACACCACCCGCCAAGATGCTGCCGTTCTGCAGTTGACGCACCGCCTGAATCTGCTCAGGACGATACGTAACTGTCATGGTTAGTGTGTTCTCCTTTCGAGACAGTCTCCGAAGATCCACTCGTCGAATGCGGACTCATACTCCTTGAGCAAGAATCCAGCCCTACCCTCAGCATACTCCTCCTTGCGGAACTCGGAGTTGGATTTCAGGTAGAGGTTCTTCACCCAGAAGTTCCGTCTGTTCCCATCACGATACTGTACAAAGTATCCATCAGAAATCCAACCGACAAAGGCATTCCACACAAGCACCCCAGCCGAGCGCTTGAGCTGCTTCTTGCCTCCAACCGGGTACATCCGGTAGAACCAGGTCTGCTTGTCAAGGGTGGGGGTCAGAAAACGACCAGTCCGCTTATTCCGAACCCTACCGAGATCTGAGACTTCGTACTTCTCAAAGGGATGCTTGATCGTCACCCACTGCTCAGTCACCAAAGCGAACCTTTCTATCCGCCTCCGACTCAGTACATGAGCCGAAGATGTAGTCATCGAATTCAGACCGAGTCTCTTCGAAGAGAGCATCCATCCGAGCGTTATACTCCTCATACCAGGCCTGCCGGTACGCCGAGTACGACACGAGATCCAGATTCTCAAGACGGGCATTCGCCATATCACCATTCAAGTGGATGACATAGTGCCCCCTCCCGGGCTCTCCGTTGAACGCACGCCAGATAACAATCCCACAGCGAACCATGGTCTGCTTACCTGAGTCATCGCGATACAAGGAGAACCCGGGAGCCCCGTCTGAGCACTTCTGGATCCGAAGAACTCGCCCACTCGAGATATTCCGCACCCGACCGAGATCAGATGCCTCATACCTTGAGTAGGGGTGGGGTAAATTTCTCCAGCGCTCAGTCAATGTGCATGGCCTTGATGTGATCCAGGAGGTACTTCTGCTCACCCGTCTCCGAGTCCGTGACGATACGGAGCTTGATGGCTGGGCGGTTGTAGTAGTACCGCTTGTTCTTCTCCTCATCCTGGAAGACGAAGAAGAGAACCCCCTTTGCGATCTCCTGAACCCGGATCAGCTTCATAGGTACACCCGAGACAGTCACATCCAGGATAGCATCGGCTCGGAGAGTCTGCTTGATCTCCTCGAGGTCCTTGATCTCCTGAGTCGGGTCGTCAAGGGACCAGGAACCCGAGATGGGATTGTAGATGAACTTCTGAGTCAGAGGCATGCGAATCTCCTTCATGAAGTCGCTGTCCTGACGCTTGAGATAGAGCCCCCCGAACGAGCCATCTGCATCCACGTCTAGCTTCAGACCCATCACGTGCCAGAACTTGCCATCGTGGTTGACGATAACCGGGTGCAGCTTCTGGAATGTCTGGTCGAGCCAGAGCTGATCAAACTGCTCGAGGTTGAATCGCTTGGTGCTTCCCATGTGAATTGCCTTCCATGCTTGCTGGGGTCGGTACTGGATGAATTCGTACTCCTCAATGTTCTTGAGGAGAATACTCTCTTGCGGAAAGGTGTTGATTGTAAACAGGACCGCGTTTTCTGTATCTACGTCATAGAGTTGCCGATACTCGAGGATACGTACCTCTCCCTCGGACGCTTTGAACTCCACATACATAGCATTCCCAGATGCGTATGTGTCATGAATATGTGCTAGGAAGTCCTTCCCCTTGATAATCCGAGGGGTCTTGTACCATCCACCGTCAGTGAGTTCCATCATGTCCTCCTCAGAAATAACGGATCGTGTCAGCAGCCCACTCAACGTTCTCGAGAACCCAGTCGTAAGACTGGTGGCCCTTCTCGTTCGTCATGGTGTGGCGAGTGAACTTGGACTTATGGGCATCCGACATGCGGAAGGTGTACCAGTGCCCAGTCTCACGCTCGGCGGTGATCCACAGATCAGTGGAGCCGGGAACCCGCATGAACGACTTCACATGGTACTGCCGGGACTCGTAGAAGAACGGAGCAGGCCTACCCTCCCGAGCACTCCAGTAGTCGTAGTACTCCTTGGCATTGTAAGTCTTCCGCTCCTCAGCGAGGAAGAGAACCGACCCGTTGCTCATCAGGTCGCCGTTCTTGATCCGCATCTTGGTGATGAGACCCTCAGCGTTCGTCATATACATGATCCACTGGTCATCGCAAGTGGGCTTGAACTCAGTAACGAAGAGGTCCTTGTTTCGGTAGATGAACGTTGGGAGCATAACCCCATCCGTTTGCTTGAGCTTGGCAAGATACTGCATACGAAGCTCGTAGATGTCAACGGGACCCTCGTCAACCTTGATAAGAGTGATCATTTGGTGCTCCTTTTGATTCGTCGTGGAATGTCGTACTCGTCGAGAAGGTAGTCCATGAATGCGAAGAGATCCTTCTCAATCTCATCCGCGAGCTCTCGGTTTCGAACCTGAGAAACGTCAACGATGAAGCGATAGCTGTTGTTCGCAGTCCGCTTCTCAAGATGAACGGAACACCGTGGCGTACGACGACGCTCCGGGTTCTTGATGTAGTCGAGCACGATCTCTCGACCAGGCTTAAGATCCGGGTTAGGATACAGAGTCTCTCGAGGTTCTTTGCCCTCAGCTCGATCTCGCTTACGAGCCTCAGAGAGGGCCTTCCTCTCGAACTCCTCTGACTCCTTGACCGCCTTCAGAATATCATCAGCACTGACGATAAGTCGGCTAGCCACGTGTGTCCTTTCTATAAGTGAGAGAC